TCAGAATCGATCGAAATCTTCCTGTGTTGCAAGCTCGGCATACTTGTAATCATCGTTCCGGCTTTCACTGTACATATCATTGATAAGACCTATCGACAGCATATCAAGATCTGCCATCGATAAACCTAACTGCACACATCGCAACAGAAACAGCGGGGTTGTCATTTCACGCTCTGTCGGACGAAGTTTTTTTTAGCTTCCACATCCGTTTTTACATTCAGTCCCCACAATTCAATAAGCTGCGGAAGAACCTGATAAATTGAAAATGTATTGAAATTATCGAGCCACTCTTCCGGTGTGTCCGGAATGCTTGGATCCGCATGCTTGGCCATAATAAATGCTATATTCTCGAACATCTCAAGGGAAAACATATCAAGGTTTGATGATTCCTCTTTTCCATCTCCAATACTCTTTTCAAGCACTGCCAGATCCTTATAAATATCCCTCTGGAACTTTAATCTGTAGATTCTTGGAATGGCTGCACTTGCCTTGAATGCAATCATCTGTCCGTCAATTTCTATATCCTTTCTGATACCCATGTCTTTCTCCTCCTTATGATACACTCTTGGTTGATTTTGCTGACTGCTGTTCCAGTGCCGGAGTTGCAGCCGGAAGATACACACTCTTATACCAGTTGTTATAAACTGTATCTGTCGTGGAATCTCCTGTCTTTGCCTTGACATATCCGTCTGCCATTGGTCTTGCCTTTACTGTCAGTGTTTCTGTCTGCACTTCCTTATCTTCCTCATTGGTCTTTGACTCAATGGTCGGACGGGATGCGGAACAGTTATAAAGCACGTGGCGGATTTTACGGATATCACCATCAAATTCAAAAAGCAGTGCAAAGCTGCCTGTTTCAGAATTTGCATTCTCCACAAGCACCTTATTGGCATCCTGTTCCTCTTTTAAGATATCCGTTCGGAATGATTCAGGGATCATTGCAAGTTCAAGGTCACCATCGTATCCCTGATTGTTGTTGATTACATAATACTCAATACCATCTGCATAGAATGATTCCGGCTCTCCTGTCGGATCCATGCTGATGGATACTGCACCCGGCATCGGTACAGGTGTTCCAAAACTGACCGTACCTTCCTCTGCAACCGTAATCGGTGCGTAATGCACGTTGCAGATATTAAATTTGACTTTATTCTTTTTATTAGCCATCTTCTATACCTCCATCTGATAAAGCACCTCATACAGATTTTCAGATTCGATCCATACTTCGCTTTTTTCATAAAAAATACCATGCCCATCGAGCACGGTTTCTGTCTGCTGTTCCAGTTCTATATTTTTTATATCCGTGTAGATCTCTATGTTCAGACGGTCTGCCTTAAAATAGACTTTCCCGTCTGCAGAGAAATTGTTACTTCCCGGATATAGGAATACCGCAAAGGGCGGATCAGGGGATTCCCCTTCCGCAAAGTGATGATAAGCAAATGGAAGATTCATTTCTTCCATCATTGCCACAACTTCTTCATGTGTCATGAACGCAGCCCCCTTTCAATCTTCTGCAGAAGCTCCCTGTTTCCTTTTGCCTCTGCCGGAGCAATATGCTCCCTTCCGGCTACCCTGCCGCCGCCCCTCTTTGCATGACCATGTTCCAACAGGTGTGCGATCTGATATCTGTCTTTTGAATGGACGGTCATAGTGAGGGAATTGCTGCTTTCCGCTGTCTTTTTCACGGTCCAGCTCTTTTTGTACCGGCCGGTGCGCTTTGGGGCATTTGCCTGAATATCCTTCTTTACCGTCTTGGATACATCTTTTACCGCATCCTTGACCGTATCCGTTGCAAGGTCTGCGTACTCTTTGAGTCCGTCCATGATTGCATCCGCAAGACCGTCCACGGTCGTTCTTCTCTCTGCCATTCCATCACCTCTTTATCAGGGCAGCCCTTATCCTTACCGATTTGTTTTTGTACTGCACGTTATCAACGAATGTAATATTATAAAGCCTTCCACGAAAAACTATGCGGTAATGCTCCGTATCAAGTCCTGACACCTCACTGCAGTACCGGATAATAAAATCCAGTTCTGTTTCTGCATTGACCTGTTTTGCTTCCCAGTATTCCTTACCGGACAGATTGTTTGCATAGGAAAAACACTTATAATGATCTTCCCACACAAGCATGTGGTTTCCCGTCTTATCTGTTTTGGTACTGCTTTTCTGTATCGTGATCCTCTCACGCATGAGTTCAATCATCAGAATCTCTCCTTCCTGATCCCAAAGAGCAGATATTTCAGTGTTTCCGTCATTGCCTTATGATCGGCTTCTTCCCTGTGCTCATACAGATAAGCAATGGCATACAGTTCCGCAGTACGGATAAGTGCCTCATGCCGTTTCAGTCCTGCCCGTGTACGTCTTGTCACATTTAAGATCAGGCTGTCGGATGTCTCCATCAGACGGAGGATAAGATCATCCTCGTCTGACGAATCGACCCTGAGATAACCTTTGGCTTCCTCAAGCGTTACAAACATCCGTCCACCTACTTTCCGGCAGCCTTGATATCAAGTGTCTTGACTGCCTCGGAAAGGATCAGCTTGCCGTCCACACGCTCTGAAGCAAGGAATCCGACCTGACCCGTTGTAGCATAAAGCTCATTCAGTCTCTTGAAACTTCTGCCCTGACGGTCAGCAATCCAGTAATAACTGTAATCACCAAATGCCATGACACGGCTTCCTGCTGCAAGCTCCGGCACATAAATGGATGTGCGGTACGGGCGGTTGAGGATCCTGTCCGGCTCTCCTTCCCTTACGGACGGCTGCCAGATATAATTTCCGTTTCCATCCTTCAGCTTTCTGATTGCCTTTACGGTCGAATCATTAAGAAGCCATACTGCCTTGTTACGGTATGGAGCACGCAGGGAGTAATAAAGATCCATGACATCATCAAATGTAATGGAAGTATTATTGGCAGTAACCCCTGTCTCTGCACCGCCTGTGGCATTGAAGATTCCGGTAGGTTTTCCCTTGCCGTCACCGATAAAGAATGCCTCCTCTTCCTTTGTACCGATTCTTCTTCCAAACTCCCTTGAAATATACTGCTCAATATTGAACACGCTGTCATTTAAGAGTTCATCTGACACCTTGATCATGGTTGCCAGCTTAAAGGCACTGATAGTTGTCTGTCCGAAACTGTCATCGGATTCAGGGAACTGACCGCCCTCATCGATCCATGCTGCCTCACCCTTGGATGTAACGATTGGGATCTTACGGTCACCGCTCGATGTCTTGATGACGGTTGCAAGGTTACGGAAGAATACCTCCTCTTCCAGTGCTTCCACCAGTTTCTTCTCGTACTCATCCGGTACGAGATAACCGCCCTCGGAATCCGTGCCGATGGTAAGGGCATTCTGTACTTCATAGGACAGCACCTTGTTTCTCATGCCGTTCCAGAACGCTTTTCTGTACTCATCGGTTGCCCTTCCTGTCTTTGTATCACCATCAGTCTTTGCATTCGGCTGGTTGGTGATCGGTGTGCTTGTTGCCTTTGCAAGCTCTGCATCGATGACAGCCTGTCTTTCCAGTCTCTCGATCTCTTTTCCGAGATTTACGACATCTGCTTCCATCTTGTCGTAGGTTGCTGCATCCTCAGCGGACACAAAGCCTTCCTGTGTTCTCTTGGCATCGAGAAATGCCTTTGCTGCTTCCCATGCCTTTGCTCTTTTTTCTCTTAATTCTAAAATCTTACTCATCTTGAAATCCTCCTTAATGTGTTAAAAGACTCAGTCTTTTTTCCAACTGGTTAACTGGTATCATGGCATCCGTATGGGATACCTTGGAAAGGAACGATTCATTCATCGCCTTTGTAGAGAACATCATGGAATCCTGCTGGAACGGGAGCTTCTTTTTCTTCTCCTTTTCCCCGTCATCCTTTTTCTCCTCTTCCTCTCCTTCACTGCCTTCGTCCGGCTTTTTCTCCGGCTCTTCCGGCTCTTTCTTTTTCTCATCCTCATCGGAATCAAAAAGGATCTTATCTGCAAATCCAAGCTCCACGGCTTTCTTGGCATTAAACCAGGTCTCGTCATCCATCATGTGTGAGAGCCTTGCACGGGTAAGCCCGGTCTTGGACTCATAAGCATTTAAGATGGACTCCTTGACTTCATTCAGCATTGCGATTGCCTTCTGCATATCCTTTGCCTCACCCATTGCCATAGTCGCAGGATTGTGGATCATCATCATTGCCACAGGGGATACGCATACCGTATTTCCCGCCATCGCAATAACGGATGCTGCCGAAGCTGCAATGCCGTCGATCTTGACGGTCACGCTTCCCTTGTAGTCACGGAGCATGTTGTAGATCTGTGCTGCTGCGAACACATCACCGCCCGGAGAATTGATCCATACCGTGATATTTCCGCTTCCGGCATTCAGCTCATCCTTGAAAAGCTGCGGGGTAACTTCATCCCCGTACCATGTTTCATCCGAGATCATGCCATTTAAAAAGAGCGTCCTTTCCATATCAGGCACGCTCTCATCTTCATTCTTTATCCAGTTCCAAAACTTCCGCTTCATCGTTTACCTCTCTTTCTGCTGTTTTCCTGTGCCGGGAGTTTTTCTTCTTCCTTCTGCTGTCCGTTGTCCGCTCCCGCAAATGCCCCTGCATCCGCAAGTTTGGTCATTGCGCCGTTCACAAGGTACAGGTTGCCGCCTTCCTCATCAGGGATAGGGTTCATGTTCTCCATTTCACGGATGTCATTGGCAGAAAACCAGCCGTTCTGTCTTCCGACTGCATAGCCGTTCATCCTCGACTGATAATCCCCACGGAGAAGTCCGTCCACATTCAGCTTAATGAAATACTTCCCTTTTTCTCCCGGCAGAAGGAGCGATCTCTGGAGTGACTGCTCCCACCGGATCACCCAAGGGTCCAGTGTGTATTTCACAAACTCCAAGGACTGCTGCTCTATATTCGAAAAGCTCGACTTATCAAGGTCACCGACCATGTGTGGCGGTATCCTGTAAAGTCTTGCTATTTCATTTATCTGGAATTTCCTTGTCTCAAGGAACTGTGCTTCTTCCGGTGGTATTCCTATCTGCTGGTACTTCATGCCTTCCTCAAGCACTGCGATCTTGTGTGCATTATTCACACCTCGGTACACGGAGTTCCAAGATTCCCTGACCTTGGACGGATCCTTCAGCACTCCTGGATGTTCCAGAACCCCTCCCGGATTCGCACCGTTTGCAAAGAAACTCGCACCGTATTCCTCACAGGCAAGCGTCATGCCGACAGCATTCTTTGCCATCGCAATCGGTGAATAACCGATCAGTCCGTCAAATCCGAGTCCCGGAATGTGAAGTACATCCTCGGCTTTCAGCTTGATGTTGCCATATTCCTTGAACATGGGATTTTCATCACTGTTTCTGGAATACACATAATAAATATTTCCCCGGTCATCCCTCTGCACTTCCATCTTGTCAGGAAGAAGCGGATACAGGCCAAGCACCCTTCCGGCACCGTCCCTTATGATCTGTGCATAGGCATTTCCCCATATTAAAAGATGACTCATCAGTGTTTCCCTGAACACAAATGAAGTCATCTCCGGGTTCGGCTCATCATGGAGCAGATAATATAAAGGATGTTCATGCACCAGCTTCTTGCCTCCGTCATCCTGATACTCATATACATGAAGGGGTAAGGATGCGACTGCTTCCGCAAGAATCCTGACACAGGCATATACTGCCGTTGTCTGCATTGCAGTTCTTTCATTCACGGGCTTTCCGCTTGTTGTCCGTCCGAACAGGAACGAATATCCGGCATCAGCCGCCTTATCCACAGGCTTATCCCTCGCCTGTCCGAAACCAAATAAACTCTTAATTCCCATGTGACACCTCCTAAAAACGGGTACAAAAAAAGCACCTCCGAAGAAGTGCCGTTTCCGTATTATCTCTGATAACTGTTCAGTCTTGGAAATTCTTTTCCATTCCTGTAGTAATAATATTTTCTCAGTGCATTCTGCATTGGATTTTTCTTTGGATTCTCAAGCGGTTTCAGTTTTACCAGTGAATCATACATTAGGTCATCATCTGCCACTATCACTTCCAGATCCATTCCAAGTATCTCCTCTGCTTTCATTGCAAGGGATTTCCTTGTCTGTGCACCATGCTCCCCACTGAGTTTTGGATCATGTTCCATACTGTTCATAAAAAATTCTTCCTGCATGCGGATGCCTCCTGTGCTTTTTCTTTATATTAGCACAGAAACATGCAGCCGGATTATGATTTTACAGAATCATACACAGCTGCATCAGAATACGAGAATGCCACGGTCATCATACACACTTCCGTCACTGCCCTCATTCCTGATTGCACGGTCAAGTGCCATGACGGTTGCAACAGCCCCGTCAATCTTCTCCGTAGATTTTTCCTTATCCATTTTGATATTCCCTGCAGGATCCTGACGGACAAACACGTTATCCATCATCCACCGCAGTACCTTATGTCCGCCATGTGCTATCCTCTCTTCAAGTGTCAGCTTCATCAGCTCCTTGGTCGGAGGACTCATATCCTTATACCCCTGTCCGAACGGAACAACGGTAAATCCCATACCCTCAAGGTTCTGTACCATCTGCACAGCTCCCCACCTGTCAAATGCAATCTCTTTGATATGAAATTTTGTTCCCAGCTCATCAATGAACTGCTCGATAAATCCATAATGGATGACATTGCCCTCGGTGGTCTGAAGACATCCCTCGGCTGCCCATACATCATATGGGACATGATCCCTTCTGACACGCAGCCTCATGTTATCTTCCGGTATCCAGAAATACGGAAGTATCATATATTTTTCCATATCATTTCTTGGCGGGAACACCAGCACGAATGCCGTGATATCCGTAGAACTTGAAAGGTCGAGTCCGCCATAGCATTCCCGTCCGAGAAGTTCTTCCTCATTTACGGCAAATGCACAGGCATCCCATTTATCCATCTGCATCCATCGTGTGCTCTGCTTTACCCACTGGTTAAGACGGAGCTGACGGAATACATTCTCCTCTGCTGCATTTTCCTTTGCACTGATATAGGCATTCTGTACTTTTTCAATGTCTATCGTATAGCCGAGTGAAGGATTCGCTTTATACCACACATTCTCGCTTGACCAGTCATCATCATCGGAAGCACCATATATCACGGGATAAAATGTCGGGTCGATTTTTCTTCCCTCAATGATATCCAGAGCCTTCTGATGCTGTTCAAAACACACCGAATTTCTGTCTGTTCCGGCTGTCGTGATCAGGAAAAACAACGGCTGTGTTCTTGCATCACCGGAACCCTTGGTCATGACATCAAACAGTTCTCTGTTCGGCTGTGCATGCAGCTCATCAAAAATCACCGCATGGACATTCAGACCATGCTTGGTATATGCCTCTGCCGACAGCACCTGATAGAAACTGTTGGTCGGTTTATACACAAGTCTCTTTACGGACATGACAGGCTTTATCCTCTTTTTCAGTGCCGGACACTGGTCCACCATGTCCACCGCAACATCAAATACGATGGAAGCCTGCTGTCTGTCGGAAGCACATCCATATACCTCTGCTCCCCACTCACCGTCACCGCATGTCATATACAGTGCAATGGCTGCTGCCAGTTCGGACTTTCCGTTTTTCTTTGGTATCTCACAATAACAGGTGTTGTACTGCCTGTATCCGTTTTCTTTTACTGTTCCATAGATCGTGCGGATGATCTCATCCTGCCAAGGCAGAAGTTCAAAAGGAACTCCCCTCCACCGTCCTTTGGTGTGTTTCAGGCAGTTGATAAAATTCACCGCATGATCCGCTTTTGCTTTATCAAACATTACTTTGCACCGCCTTTCACAAGCAGAAGCTCCATTTCATCGTTCTGCTTGTCTTCCCCGTTATCCGTTGAAATACGGCTTCTTGCAGACGGTGTAAGACCGAACTGCTCACAGAACTTATTCATAATCTTCAGATAGGTCTGGGCTATGGATACCTGTGGTACCTGCTGCCAGTAACCGCTCGGAGTCTTCACGATTGCACCGTGCTGTGTGATGAATTCCTCTGCTTCTTTCCATCTTGCATATGCCTGACAGTATCCTGCGAATGCTGCCATGTCTATTTCCGTCAGGATGCCGAGATGCTCCAGTTGTTTCGCCATCCTTTTCCATTCTTTCTTTGCCTCGTCCTCAAGCCATGCCGGACAGCGCGGGGCCTTTTTCTCAGGCTTTGGTTCGCCCGTGTTAAGGCTTCTCTTGCCCGGATTTCCCTCAAGCACCTTTACTGCCGTAGGCTTTGGCTTTCTTCCTCTCTGTGCCACTGTCCTCACCTCCTCGTAAAAATGGGCATAATAAAAGACCTCCGGAGAGGTCCTTTGCTTTGTTATCCATGTGTTTTTAAAGTGTCATTCTGATTGCCGGGATCCTTGCTTTTTCCCCGGTCATAAAATCTGTGTATCCTGCGTTCACCTCGATAAGTCCCGCCATCTTTATTCCTTCTTTTTCAAAAGCTGCAAGTGTTTCTATGAGTCCTGAAAAGGTGCTGCTTATCGTAAATTCCTTGATTCCGTTTTCCCTTAAGGTCTCTGCAATCTCTGCAATATCATGATCCCAGATGGTATCCGCAAAATCGAGGTCTTCGTTTCCTGTGTATTCAAGGTTTCTGTATGCTGCAAACACCGTTGCATTGATTCCGTAATCCTTAAGTCTTCCTCCCTCTTTGATGGCTCTTTCAAAAATTTCAATCTTCTTCATGGTTTTGTTCCTCCGTTTTCTTTGTTTTCCCTTTCGGTAGGTACATATTCGCTCTGAATGCAGATATTATCCAGTCATATCTGCTTCATAATGTACACAAAGATCCACCGGAGGAATTGTACATATTACTGCTGTGATCTGTGGATGGCTTCGAGGATCTGTTCCTGTTCCTCTGTTCCGACACCAATGCTCTCAAGAGCCTCACGTGTGCCACAGTCTGGGCAGATAAGCGTTGTTCCATCAGTCCTTGATAAAGCGGGCGGTGCTGCGTATCTTTCTCCGCACCGTGGGCATATCCGTATCCGCAGTATTTCACTCTTCATGTCCTGCCACCTCCACCGCTTTTATCTGTGCTTCGGAAAGATAGTGCTCGTCAAATCCGAAGCTGATATACCCCTGAAGGCATGTGCTTACATAGGAAAGGGAAGGAACTCCTATCTTCCGTTCTTCGTGCATGATATATACAAAGCACTTCCTTCTCCGTATCTTCCCCGTCCGTATTCCCTTGATGTCCAGTTCCATTTCCTTCTTGTAATAAAATGTTGGGAATCCTTCGTAGCGGTCAAGTGCCGCCTCATCCGATTCCGTGACCTCCCATGCTGCAACGGGAACCTCTCCGCCCTTCTTGGGTTCTATGGTAAGATAGGCACCCGTAAGGCTTCCCTTGAAAAGCAGTTCATAATCTTTAATGACTGCAGTTCCGACCACCCTCGCATGCGGGCATCTCATCCGCATCTGTCTGATGTTTAGGTTGCTGCCGTAAGCAATGTAATATCTTTTCTGCATAATGTTTCCATCCTTTCCGAAGGGAACACCCTTCTACCACCTTAAGACCGCACATGGCAGTCAATGCTCCAAGGTGGCAGGAGGCTGTTCTCTTCAAGCAGCCCTTCCGCTTCTGAATGCGGTGTCTCCTGCAAGTCTCTTTGTGAGGATGTCCCTTGCCGTCTTGAATTCATCCCCGATGAATCCGAGTCTTAAAAGCCATGTCCTCATTGCGTATTTCGGATTTTCCGTCTGCTGCGGTTTCGGGCTTGCCGTCCTTACTTCCTTTGCCATCTGGCTGAGTGCAAGGCAGAGCTGGATGTAACTCTTAAGCTGTCCCGCATGCAGTCCGTTCAGCTTTCCGTCTGCCGGGGCATCGAATTGGAAAAGCCTGAATTCAACCGTCCCCTTTGTAAAGGTTGCATGGTAGTTCAGCATATGGTATCTGCTGTCATTGTAATGCTGATTCCGTCCGTAGCTTGCTCCGTTTGAGGTGTACCAGATGTCTGCAAGGGCAGCCATCGTCTTCGGTTTCTTCTTGTTGAGTTCCTTGAGGAATCTTTGGTCTACCGTTCTGCAGTAGCGGTTCATCCTTCCCCTGTCAAGGTCTAAGGCATCCGCCAGAAGGTTCTCATGCCCCGCCATGATGTTTGCAAGATTTCTGAGTGTCTGCGGTGTGTGCCCTTTTGCACCGATGTGGATGTGTACCCCGCATCCCCTTGTCGCATCACTCTTTGCCCCCGCATGTCTGAGCTTCCTGATAAGTTCCTGCAGTGTTTCAATGTCGCTGTAGGTAAGGATCGGTGTCACCAGTTCGCATTTCTTATCATCAGGTCCCGCAATGCTGACATCCTTCTGGAATTTCCATTCCCTTCCGCTTTCGTCCCATGCTGACCATGTATAATATCCGTTTCTGGAAGCCGTGTTTTCAAATCTTCCCGTTCCGAAGAATGCAGCTGCAAGCTCTGCTGCCTTATCCCTTCTGATGTTATTCATTTCGACCTCAACTCCGATGGTCTGTTTCTTCATTTCCTCAATCTGTCTTGCAATCCTTTCGTTCATGGCTTGTACCTCCGTTTGTTTTCTTCCCTTTCGGTAGGTACATATTCGCTCTAAAACACACATATATCCAGTTATATATGTGCCATAAACTGCACAAACATCTGCGGTTGGAATTGTGTATATTATGACTCTTCCTGTGGCAGCTCCTCCTTTAGTTTTTCTGCAAATTCTGCAAGTTCATCGAGGTTCATTTTTCCGATTGCTTCAAAGGCACGGACCTGTTCTTCCGTCTTCGGTGTCGGCAGCGGATAAGGATAATACCCAAGCAGATAATCAAGGGACACATTGAATCCATCCGCAATCTTTACCGCTTCAACAACACTCATCCTTGCCGTGCCGTCCAGCAGATTCTTTACCCTCCGCTCCGTCAGACCACACTGCTCTGCAAATTCTGCAGGAGTTTTCTTGTGTATCTTTGCTATCGTGTTCAGATGCTCCGTCACCATCTTATGAAACTCCGTATTTTCCATTTCACGGACTTCGTCCATTGGAAGGGGTTCGATATCAAACGCTTCTTCCATCGTCTGGCCGAAGGCTGCTGCGATCTGTACCGCCTCGGCCGGTGTGAGCCTTCCCCTGCTGTGAAGGATTCTTTCCATTCTACCTTCTTCCATACCACATTTCTCTGCAAATTCTGTTATTCCCATCTGATGCTTCTTCATCAGAGCCATCAGCTTTCTCCTGATTTCTTTCATCATCCACCTCGTTTAAAATTCTTCATCCGTGCAGTAGGTCAGCCCCATCTGCAGTTTTATGTATATATTTGTATACCGCTTCCGTTCACTTCCGTCAGAACCCATCATGGCCTGAAGGAAGAACTGCTCCGCAGCTTCCTTCGTTTCCCATGTATCTTCCTTACCGTAACATACGGTCGTTATCTTACTCATTGGTATCTGCCTTTCTCCATTCATCCACTCCGTAGATCATTGCAAGAGAACCGTGTCCCTCCCACACCGTGTGGAGCTGTCCCGCATCATCCACGAACTCGACCGTTCCAATAGTTCCTGACGGTATCTTTCTGTATGGGTCATCAAGGCGGATAAGTTCCACCCTGGTTCCCGCAGGATATTCTTTTCTGAGTCTTTCAAGTGTCTGTCTGCTTACTCCGAACATACCGTTGTCCCCCTTTCTGCCCTGCGGTTGGCTTTCCATTTTTCCGCATCTTCCGGGGTTCTGAATGCCGTGTGTCCTTTGAGTCCCTTAAGAAAGAAATTTCTTACTTCCTTTCCTTCGCTCCCGCCAAATCCGATGGACACAAGCCATGCCCTCATGTAATATTTTTCATTTTCTTCAATGGTCTGTTTCGGATTTACACGTTTCTGTTCCGATGCCTTCTTTACCATAGCTGTTGCCAGTCTGCAATATTCCATCATGCTGTCCGCATGCGGGAATCCCGTAAAATCAATGTTTCCAACCTTAAATGCGACTCCCCTGCATCCGCCATGTTCCGTAATGAACCTTACCGCTTCTTCCGTATTTTCAAAGGTTCTTTCGGCAAGTGCATCTGTCAGCGTATCCGTAATGGAAATGCACTCCCTTCCGGCTGCCCTGTTGATAAGGTACTGCTTGGAATGCATCATGTTTATCAGGTTGATGATCCCCTGTGGTGTCATATCACCAATTGGTATTTTTATTTCCGCTTCTGGTTCTTCCGTCTGTGGTTCCTGTGTTTCTTCTGCAACATCGTTCTGAAAAAGCACCCTTCTCACCTCATCTTCCATACTATCATCTTCAAGGATGACCTTTGCATCCCTGTCCACCGTGATGCTGCCGATGCGGTATGCAAAACTTGGTGGTCCAAGGTACTCTGACCTCTGTCCGAAATGCCCGGCTAAGGCTTTTACCAGTTCTTTTCTGTTTTCAGCGTTTGTTATAATTTCCATTCTGCTGATCTCCTTTCCTTTTGGTAGTACCATATATCACTCTGAACGCCCATATAGTCAAGCAGATAATGGTACTTTCCAAAAGAAAATGTAACGTCAGTTTCTGGACTCCGGCAGGGACATCGCAACTGCATATGCAACGGTTGCCGTTACCGCATTTCCTGCCTGTTTATATAGCTGTGCATCGGAGTTGACTGCCGATGCACGTTCAAACAGCTCATCGGAAAATCCCTGTAACCGGAAACACTCCCTCGGTGTCAGCCTTCTGATGCGCCCGCCCCTCATGAGCGTACCCATCTGACCGGAGCAGTCCAGCGTCTGGGAGCATCCCCTGCCTACACGGCCCCGTCTGGTTGTACTGTCCGGATACGCAAGATTGATGCCGTCACCTTCACGGGCAACATCGTATCCTGTCTTTGTGGCATTCCTGACTTTCACGGAATCTGCCTTCTTACAGACATACACACCGTGTCTGTCCTGAGAGGTCAGCGTGAACATCGGCTCTCCGTCATCCTTCATGCGTCTGCCGTTCTGTCTTTTCTCCATACGTTCCGGTGTCAGGACCGGATGAACCTCAAGCACCGCTGAGTTCATTGCCGTATGATTCGTCATCCCGGCAGTGTACCGTGCAGTCAGGCATCTTGCCGTGTCCGTGATCTTCGGATCATGGTTGCTCTGGTCGATGAAATAAAGACCTGTCTTTGCACCCACGCCTCCGGCATTGCCGACAAGCGTTGCGGAGATGCCGTCCGTCCCGTAAACACGGTAACCCTGCATACCTCCTATAAGCTGGTTAAGAGCTGCTGCGTTTTCTCCGGTGAGAGGTAATATTTCTCGTCTACCTCTGCTTCTAAGATTTGCGATAATGAACACACGCTCACGGTTCTGTGGCACTCCGAAGTTTTTGGAGTTAAGCACCTGCCACCGACAGTCATACCCTGCTTCGTCCATTTCAGACAGAACTGAGGCAAAATCGAATCCTGCATTGATCGATAACAGGTTCTTAACGTTCTCAACAAGTAAGTATGTGGGTTTAGCACTTTCTTCTTTGCCTTTGAGGAGGTCAATAATGTTGTAATATATTCCACTTCTTTTTCCGACCAGTCCCCGCTGTTTTCCGGCAACGGAGATGTCCTGACATGGGAATCCGAAGCACCAGATGTCTGCATAGGGGACATCTTCGGATTTAAGTTTTGTGACATCATGAGCTTTCCACTCTCCTTCCGTATCATACATTGCCTCATAGGAGGCTCTTGCAAATTTATCATATTCACAGTATCCGATGCACTTATGGCCGGCAGTTTCAAGACCAAGCCTGAAACCGCCAATGCCGGAACACAGGTCAAGAAATGTCATCTGCTTCATTATACATCCCTCCCCTGCACAATTCCTGATATGAAATTTTCATATTATCACGGAGCACATATACATCAGCATCCGAACCGCACTGTTCAATATAGCGGTTCACGATAACATCCACGAACTTCTCATCCAGCTCGATACCATAGCAGATACGGTGTGTCTGCTCACAGGCGATCAGCGTAGAGCCGGAACCAAGGAACGGATCAAGCACGATGCAGTTGCTCATGCATGAGTTCTGTATCGGATATGCCATAAGCGCCACGGGCTTCATGGTCGGATGATCCCTGCTCGCCTTCGGACGGTCATATTCCCAGATGGTTGTCTGCTTCCTGTCGGAATACCACTGGTGCTTACCGCCTTTCTTCCATCCGAACAGGCACGGCTCGTGCTGCCACTGGTACGGACTCCTTCCAAGCACCAGTGCGTTCTTTTTCCAGATGCAGCAGCCGGAAAGGTAGAACCCGGCATCCTTAAATGCCTTTCTGAAATTCAACCCTTCCGTATCCGCATGGAAAACATAAATGGAAGCATCCTGTTCCATCGACTGCTCCATGTTGACAAATGCTGCGAACAGGAATTTATAGAAATCCTCATCCGGCATGTTGTCATTTTTTATCTTTCCGGCTGTCTCCTCAACATTTACATTGTATGGAGGATCCGTCAGCACAAGGTTTGCTTTCCTGCCGTCCATCAGTGTATCGTAAGTCTCCGGCAGAATGGAATCACCGCAGATGACACGGTGCTTTCCGAGCAGCCACACATCACCAGTCTTTGCAACAGTCGGTTTTGCAAGCTCCGCTTCCACATCAAAATCATCTTCCGTGATCTTCTTATCATGCACGGAATTGAAAAGCTGCTCTATCTCCGGTGGCTCAAAACCCGTGACGCCGACATCAAAATCGGAATCCTCAAGGTCCTTGATAAGGTCAGCCAGAAGTTCCTTATTCCATTCACCCGTGATCTTATTAAGGGCAACATTGAGTGCCTTTTCCTTGGTCTTGTCGATATCGACCATGATACACTCCACTTCCGTATATCCGAGGTCTGAAAGAACCGTGGCTCTCTGGTGTCCTCCGATAATGGTCATGTCTGAGTTGATGATGATCGGCTCGACATATCCGAACTCTTTAATGGAGTTCTTGATTTTTTCATATTCCTTATCACCCGGCTTCAGCTTCTTTCTTGGATTATAGGAAGCGGGGATAAGGTCTGCTATTTTATAACTCTGAAACTGCATCTTCCTGATCCTCCTCTGCTAAAAATCTGTGCCGGAAGTAGCATTCACGGCCACAGTATTTTCTGTTCTTGTTTCCATAGGAAATAAATGGCTTCCCGCACTGCTCACATACAAGCGTGTAGGAAGCCTTCTCGCTTTTCTTCACTGCTTCGGGGTGTGCTTTCCACCATTCCCTTCTGCATTTTTCACAGCAGAACCGTCTCGGTCTGCCTGTCTTCGGCTGTTCGATTGGATTACCGCAGAAGTGGCATACCTCTTTACCGTCCACCATGAGTTTCATATTTTTTGAAACCACTGTGGCATATCCGGCAAGGTTATGTCGCTTGCAGTAATTCCTGACGATGTCACGGGACAGTCCGATTGCCATTCCGATAGCTTTATATCCCATGCCCCGCATACGCATCTCGTTGATCTGCTTTGCCTGTGTGTCCGTCATCCTTTCTCACTCTCCTTCCGGCACACGAAAAAAGGCCGGAAAAACAATGTTTTTACACTGTTTTCCAGCCTTAAATATTGCGTTTTTCATAATTTTCCGGCAAAAGAAAATACCCCTTTTTGCCGTGTTTTAAGTACATTCTGCGAAAATTATCCTGTCTGTTTTATATCCCCCCTGTTTAATTCTGCGAAAATTCACGCAAAGGGGGCCATCGGTCTTCAGTGGCTCGCTCCGTAGAGATTTTGATACCCCCACGGTCTGCCATCAGAACCGATACTCAGGATTGTTATCCTCGTTCCATGTCTTTTTATCATGACAAGGTTTGCATAAGCTCTGCCAGTTCTTCTCGTCCCAGAACAGAACAGGATCACCACGGTGCGGCTTCACATGGTCGACCACGGTGGCGGTCACAGCCTTTCCTTCCTTCATGCACTGCACGCACAAAGGATGTGCTTTTAAGTACCTCGCCCTTGCCTTCTGCCACTGCCTGTTGTAACCACGCTTGCTGCTGCTCGCCCTGTCACCACGGTGCAGTGCTTTATGCTCCTCACAGTACAGACCGTCTGTCAGCTTCGGACATCCGGGGTGTCTGCACGGTTTCTTTGGTTTCATCGGCATCTGCCATTCCTCCCTTCTATGTACACGGGCGGTGTGAAAGGATTGGAAAGACACCGCCTTACGGCAACATAAAAAGGAGCATTTCTGCTCCCTTCCCTTTTTGCCATCTTAATCATAACACCTGTAAAATAAAAAGTCAGTACACCCTTAGTACACCTTTAGTGCACCTCTAGTACACCATCTGTTCACCATGCTTCTCGTTCTCAACGAAATATCGATATCCGTGCTGTTTCAAAATATTTCTAAGCATCTTTTCTAAACGATCAATATCATTAGATGCCGTATATTTAATGCATTCTAAGCTGATTCCATGCTGCTGACAATATTTCTTCTTTTTATCATCGTATTTAAGCTGACGCTCAAACCTGTCATTTATACTTTTATTGTCCGAACAATCGTCTGTTACGTATGTACCGAACTCATCATAATATCCTTTTTTATAATGGTGTGGTCCCTGTAATTCTATTGCCAGATCAAATATTGCTTTCCCAGTTTCGTCTACTGATTTTGACAATATGAAATCAAACCGAAGGTTCTTTCCGGAATCTCCAACCAAGCCATCAAAAGATTTTTCCCGGATATAAGTAATTCCCAGTTGATCTAATATATCCATTGTTTTTGCTTCAAAAGATGAAACACCGTGACAGCCACAGCTTTTTTTCAGATAATACCCTCGTTCCTCATCATATGATATCTTCATGCTAGATGAAAGTATCTTCTCTTCCTTTCCACAAATCCGGCACACACAGGCATATTCTTTTGCAATTGTTATTACTGGTTTTCCATATTCCGGCTTATCTAAAGAGAGATGCTGCATATCTGTACATTCTTTTATAAAATAACTGTCCCAATATTGATTGGAAAAATCCCTTTTATATGACGGATCGTAATGAACAACTGCCTCAAAATCATCATATCGATGTTCTTCTTCATAACGTTCCTGCTCCCGTCTTCTTCTCTCTTTATCGGCTTCATCCTTTTGTTTATCATATTGGAATGACAGCCTATAACTCTTCTTCTCTGTTTCCTTTTCCATCTTTGAAAAAGCATCCATTTCCTGATGATACTTTTCATTGTATGGTTTTTTACACTCAATGCTGCTCTCTAAATCACTATATTGATCCAGAATATTTTGTAAATATGAAATCATCGGTGACAGTGATTTTTTTCTATACCATTGCGCCCAGCGGTTTGCAAATTTAATTGCATCGTCATTTTCCAGATTTTTTATAAAACGATGCTTTGGTGCAGTCATATCTGCTACCATAGCCTCTATTCTTTCCCGTCCATATTTTTTTACAAGCTGTTCCTTATCGTTATAAGAATATTTTCTATTCAATTCAGGAATCTGATTTGGAAATGATAATCCGTCTGGAACTAAATAATCGCTTCCGTGATTTCCCTCATAATGATATTTTTTCTTACAACTTTCGCAGAAAATCTCAACAGCCGTATCATTCTCTTTTTCCTGTCCCCAGTCATTTGACAGATGTATCCTATAAAATTGTAAATAACCCTGACCGCAAGCACATTTTGCACGATAAGGTTCTCTATAATCTTCTTCATAAGACATAAAATATCACACCTTCCCAATTTCACACATTAAAAGCATATTAAGATTTTACCATAACACAAACAAAAAAGACAGCCGTCTGACTGCCTTAATTGTACTCTGCATATGCGCCTATCTGTATCTGGAGCGCCACGGTGATCTGCTCCATGACCATGTCATCCAGCACTTCCCCGATTCTTTCTCCGAGCCTTGTTTTATCAAGAGTCTCCACCTGTTCCGCCAGTGCCATGCTCGGTTTATTCAGACCGCTGCTTTTCTTCAGCGGGATCTGCACATGGGTCGGAAGATACTTCTTTTTCCACACCCTTGCCGACAGCGGAATGACCGTAACAACAGGTGAATGCTTATTTGCCTTATTATTGCTTACCACCAGTGCCGGACGGACACCGCCTTGTTCGCTTCCGGCCTTCTCTCCGAAATCCACATAATAAATATCTCCACGCTTACACATAAAAACCTCCTATCCAAGGACAAAGGCTTCCACCTGTCTGTCCCTCAATTCATACTGTTTATCCAGTTCCTTCAATGCTGCTTTTCTGTATTTCCCGATCATCGTATGACTCACATGGTATCTTTCCATCATGATGTCCCATGTCATGTCCTCATCCAGAAGATCCGTGATAATGCTTCTATGTCTTTCATCCAGTCCGTTCACTGCATGCTCGAAAAAATCCAGTTCTTCTTTCAGGAACATATATCTGTGGAAAAGGAAATCGTACCACTCGTCATTTTCCCGTTCCATTGCCGCCTTATACTTGATTGCTATGTTTGCTGTTTTATCGGAAAGAGTGCTCGTCTGCACCCTTTCCCCTTCCTGATGGGAATAAAGCATGGAATCGATCATGTCCTGTTCGCTCACTCCCTGAAACTGACGGAGCTGGAACTCAGTCACGGTCAGTTCCTTTTTCATGTTCTTATATTCCTTCATCATTACTTCTGCCGTCATCCGTCATACCTCCAATCCTTGCCTTTACTGCTTCTATCATTGCATTCTGTGTAGTATCCTTCTTCCCGATTGCCCGGAGGATATCTTCATCGACCGTTCCTTCTGTCACCAGATGCTCTATGACAACCGTGTGTTTCTGTCCCTGTCTGTAAAGTCTGGCATTCAACTGCTGATACAGTTCAAGGGACCATGTAAGCGAGAACCACACGATGGTCGAACCGCCTTCCTGAAGGTTCAGTCCGTGTCCTGCCGATGCCGGATGGATCAGTGCCACAGAGATCTTTCCTTCATTCCAGTCCTCGATATCCTTCTTTGTATTGATATCCCTTGCAGGAAACCGTTTCAAAATCCGCTCCCTGTCATGTTTGAACCAGTATGCAACCAGAAGCGGTTTTCCGTTTGCCGATTCAATCAGGTCTTCCAGTGCATCCAGTTTTCTGTCATGGATATTACGGACATTGCCGGATTCATCATAGACCGCACCGTTTGCCATCTGCTGGAGCTTGTTGCTTAAGGCTGCTGCATTTACCGCATCAATGTCCTGTCCTTCCCCGTATTCTAGGATCATTTCATCTGCCATCCTGTCATAAAGTTCCTGTTCTGATTCCGACATGGATACGGTCACACGGTTGCTTATGCATTCCGGCATATCAAGATAATCCACGGCTTTCATGGAAATACTGATATCTGAGATCAGTTCATATATTTTTTCTTCTGCTCCATCCCTTGGCTTATACGAAAAGATGATCTCACGATTCCGCTTATCCGGAAGGAAGAACCTGTCACGGTATCCTCCGATGTATCTTCCAAGTCTCTGCCCCATATCAAGGATCCCTATCTCTGCCCATAAGTCCATGAGGTTTCCCGGTGTCCCCGTAAGCCCGACCACACGTTTTGCCATCGGTCTTACTTTTTTCAGGTCTTTGAATCTCTGTGCCTTCGGGGACTTGAAGCTCGACAGCTCATCGATCACGACCATGTCAAAATCAAAAAATATGTTTTTTGTCATCCATGAAACATTGTTCCTTCCGATGATCGTCACATCGGCTCCTGACAGAAGTGCTTCCTTTCTCTGCCCTGCAGTTCCCATTGCCACGGCAAATGTCATGCCGTAAAGATGCTCCCACTTTTTTATCTCTGCCGGCCATGTGGTCTCTGCCACACGCTTCGGTGCGATCACCAGGATCCGTCTTACTTCAAAATAGTCAAACAGCAGAAGCCACAGTGCCGTAAGCGTGATGACCGTTTTGCCAAGTCCCATGTCAAGGATCAGGCAGCTCACGGGATGTCCGATTATAAAATCTGTTGCATACTGCTGATAATCATGTGCTTTGTATTTCATCAAGAATACCTCCGATCTGTTCGATATTATCAACTACATAAACGAGAAATCCTAACCTCTCAAGCATCCGCTTTCTCTTCAGCTGAAGCGGTCTCGGCTTCATCCCCGGTGCTTTCAGTTCCACAAATGCCATTTTCCCGTCCGGCATCAGGACGATGCGGTCAGGCACTCCATTCATACCGGGTGATACGAACTTTAACGCCATGCCTTTCCGCTTTTTAGCTTCTTCCCTCAAATGTCTCTCTACTGTACTTTCTAGCAAAACCAGATACCTCCTTTGCCGATTGCGGTTGCCATATGCCTTTAACTCCTATACGCGCATATATACATGAATTGCTCTTTTTATCTTTATTTTTATTCTCAACTGGATTTAATGGGAAACTGGGAAACTAAGAACCGCAGCCCCTTATTTTCCAAGGTGTCAGCACGGTTTCCGACTACCGTTGCCCATCTGCATCTGGGAAACCTCGGAAACCGTCTAACGGGTTTCCTCTGGTTTCTCATCCATCCGCACAAAAGTCTTCTGCACTCCGTAAAGGGGGACTTTGGTCTTGCCCGTGGTATTAGAATCATACTTCTTCCATCCCCCGATCTTGTTTAAGATACCTTCGATCTCATAGGAATCTGCCTTCTTTAAGTTCTGGCGTTCCTTGCCGAAGCACTCCACCCAGATCTCCATGATGCACACACGCTCACGCATGACCGTTCCTTTGACACCGACCGTCTCGAACTCTCCTCCGCCAAGGAATGCCCTTCTCTGGTAGATATCCATTGATGCCCAGTTGTCTGGCAGCAGTCTGTCAAGATAGTCCTGCACGATGCCCTCACGGTCATCCGACTCCATTGCCTCCTGCTGCATCTTGTATGCTTCCTCTGCCTCCGCACCTTTTAGGAACAGCTCCTCGCCTTCGTTATACAGATGGATCGCCTCTGCCCAGATCTGGTCGACACAGTCAAGCTCCCACGGGTGGTGTTTTCCTGTCCCCGGCACATGCACTGGCCAGAATCTTCTGTTACCTGTAACGTCACGTAAGAATCCGCCCTCGGAGTTGGTGCTTCCCACAATGATGCACTTTCTCGGATGCGACTCTACATTGATCCCGTATGCCTGACGGAACTTATCATCCTGACGGGTGACAAAGGACTTTACTACCTCGACTTCCGTCTTGCGGATACCGTTCATCTCACTGATCTCAAGAATCCAGTTTCCGAGCAGCTTCTCGGCAGCAGTCTTATCCCTCATATCTGAAATGGATAAGGAATCCGAGAACCACTGCTTTCCAAGGATGGCAAAGAAGGTGGATTTTCCCATTCCCTGAGGACCGTTCAGCACGAGGATGGAGTCGAACTTTACTCCCGGCTTATAGATACGTGCTACCGCAGCCACCAGTGTCTTGCGGATGACCGCCCTTGTGTATGGTGAATCTTTCGCACCGAAATAGTCGATGAGCAGTGTATCGATACGCTCCTGTCCGTCCCAGTGAAGCGTTGCAAAATAATCCTTGATTGGATGGTAGAGCCTGTCGGATGACACCACGGCAAGCAGTGCATCCTTAAACTTGGTCGGTGACCAGATCCCGTACACCCTCTCGAAATACACCTTTGCATTCGCAAGGTCAGAATCGTTCCATCCGGGCTTTACCTGTTTCCACGGAAGCGGACCGATGACATCAATGGTATCCTTGAACTCGTTGTACACGATGTGCTTGAAATTCTCATCATTGCGGATGATCAGTGCAATGTTCTGCAGTGTATCCTTGATATTTCCCCTGCGGTCAAGTGCCAGCTTGTTCTGCCAGTCCGCATCCGTCTCTGCGGAAAATTCCTGTACCGCCAGCTCCTGTCTTTCCCTGGCAAGCGTGTTCTTCACTTCTTCATCTGCAGAAGCAAAATCCTGCATGGCTTTGAAAGATGGGAGTTTTCCAGGCTCTGTCCCTTCAGCTGCCCTTGTATCCTTGTCACCGAATTTATGAAGCCTTACCACATCAAACGCATTCATCAGCTTTCCGCAGCATGGATCTGTTGCATGGTGGCTGTATACAAACAGATCATCATAGACTACGATTCCGGCAGCAGAGTCCGCCGGGATATAATCGTATCTTCCGGGGATTGCCCTTGAATGCCTGTACACATCCGGGATGAATTTGTCGATTGCCTGTGTCACCGTGTATGTACGGTTGAAGGCTCCAATCAGCCCGTCCTTGGAAAGCGGATCAGCCTGTTTTTTGATATCCCTCTGCACAACGGATGCCTGACGGTTGCTGACCGGCCACGCTGATACATCATGCCAGTCCTTATAACGGGACAGCACTTCATCGGGATCAACTTCGTTCCCTTCGATTTCCTGAAATACATACTCACCGTCACTGGAAGTGCTCGGCCAGTACATGAGTCTTGATGGTTCATAGGTGGAATCATCGAAAAGCTCGATGCCGATATCCGATGCAAGCATACGGCTGACTGCCCCGTACTCATCAGGTGTCACATCCCTTGTCAGGAATATGATGATACGCAGTCTCGGCTTCTCCGGCGTATGTTTATGTGTGGAATACACCACCATCTTCATGTCAAAGAACATTTCCAGTTCATCAATGATGCCCTGTGTTCCGTAATCCATATCAAGCGTGATGGCGGATCTGGAGATTACACAGTCCTTCTTCCTGCGTCCGCCCTTCAGCTTTCCAAGGACGAATCCTCCGACATCCTTGATATTGTCCTGCTGCCCTTTCGGCATCTTCCTGTACTGCTCCATTGTTTCCGCAGTATATTTTGTCTTGGACAGACGGCTGACAAAATCTTCATATGTCATATCCGTGCAGTTAAACTTTTTGTCCATTCTTGAGTTTCCGATCGATACGAACATCCTTCTTTACCTCCTTCTTTTTACGCTTTTCCTGTTTCATGACCCGTCCGATTGCAATACCTGCGGTCGGATCCGGATACCCTTCCCTGTTGCATCCTCCCATAAGTTCCTCCTAATCTTTCTTGTAAAACGGACTTTCAAATCCGGCAGCCTTAAGCGGAAGCCCCTCACACCAGTCAGGGCATACCGCCATGATCCCATTGACTTCTTCCACCGAGGATGCCCCCTCCGGCACTTCAAGCACCACTTCATCATGGATGTGGCACACGATATCAAATCCCTTCTTTTCCAGACGGAGCATTGCCTCTGCCAGTACATCCCTTGCGGTTGCCTGGACGATGTTCTCGCAGAATTTTGCGCCATAAGATTCGATCCTCGTCCACTTGCGGTTCGTGCCGATTCCTTCATAGCTGACACTTTCCGAGCCGAAGCGGTTCACGGTCATCCTTGGTCTTACATAGGACAGCACCCTTCCGGACGGCAGTGCAATCTTTAACATCCCGGACTGGTAATATACCGTCACCATTCCAACCTTTGTCATCTTCCTCTCTTTCACGGCAGCCTTTACTGCGCCGTCAATTTCATACCAGTAATTTACGATGTGCGGATTGGCAGTCCGCCATGACTGCACAAGCCCTTTCAGTTCCTCTTCTTCCACAAAATTTAATGCTCCCATGCTGATGAGCGCACCTTCCGCACCGCCATACTGACAGGCAAGTGATGCCACCTTTCCCCTTGCACGGTACGGACTTCCCTTTGTGATCTCTTCGATTGGGATATGGAACATCTTGGATGCCGTCTGCTCATAGATTTTTCCGGCACCACGGAACTCCTCCATGACCCATCCCTCTCCGGCAAGGTAGCCCATGACCCTCGCCTCGATTGCGGAAAAATCGCTGACGATGAATCTGCATCCCGGCTTTGCCACAAATGCGGTACGGATCAGTTCCGAAAGCACATCCGGTATGGAATCATACAAAAGCTCCACCAGGTCATATCTGCCTTCCTTTACAAGGGAGCGTGCCAGTTCCAGGTCTTCCATATGGTTCTGCGGAAGGTTATGGATCTGCACGAGTCTGCCGGCCCATCTGCCCGTGCGGTTAGCCCCGTAAAACTGTAATAATCCATGCACCCTACCGTCAGGACATACCGAACGTTCCATTGCTTCGTACTTTTTTACGGATGTCTTTGACATGGCAAGTCTCAGCTTCATCATTTCTGCCACATCACCCTGTGTGTTCTCCACAAGTTCTTCCACGGCAGCCTTGGCAAGGGAATTCACCTCGATGCCATTTTCATTCAGCCAGTCCTTGAGCTGCGATACACTGTTCGGATTTTCCAGTCCTGATATCTCATATGCCTTCTTCGTTACCGTCTCCTTATACAGAAGGTCGCATGCCACAGCGTGTCCGATCAGCTCCTGATCCACCATGATGCCCCTGTCATTGATCCTCTGGTCCATGCAGTAAAGCTCCTGTTCCCTGTCTGGTATCGGGAATTTCGCCAGCTTGTTTCTGATCTGCTTTTCCACATCCACGTCACGGATGCAGTATGTCTTGAACAGTTCCCACTTCTCCGGTGCATCAGACGGAAGATTCCTTGTCCTGCCCCCGTTTGCCTTGGTAGGCTTGCACGGCATACAGAAATAGCGGATGAGGTCTTTGCCTTCCGACATCTTTTTCTTATCAAGGTTCAGTGCTTCCCCCACGCCTTCCAGTGACAGTGGGAGTGACAGCATGGATGCCTGGACAAGCGTGCATCTCCATCCTTCCGGTTTTAAGGAAAGACCGAAGAATCGATTGATACAGTTCCGCTCGAATGCTGCATTATAAGCAGTCTTTATTACGGAATCATCCGTAAGATATTCCATGATCTTATCCGGTATCTTCTCACCGGATGCCAGGTCAATGATCTGTGTCGGTTTGTCATTCAGACTGTATGCAAATAAAAGGATCTCGAACTGCTCCGATGCTGCATATCTATGTACCCCGCAATCCGGGAGCGATACATCTGAGTAAGTTTCAATATCAATTGCAAGCGTGCCCATAAGACTGTCCCTCCACTCTTTTCTTTATTCTGTTGATCCCCGTTCTTGCTGCTGCCATATTGCCGGACTTCATCTGTCCCTTGATGGTGCGGTATGTGTTATACGGGATATACTTTTTTATGCTGTTAAGCTCTTTCATCAGTTCTTCCATGAAATAACATCTCCTTTATGTACACGGACGGTGGAAACCACCGCCCGGTTTAAAACTGCCGTTGTGCTCCTATGAGAGGAAATCGTCTTCTGCATCTACTGCCTCGAACTCATCCTTGGCATTAGCTCTGGAACCGAGAGGTTCTCCATCCCTTAACTTCTGTACATTTCCAAGTCCTGCCGCGATACCCTTATTTCCGTTGCTGTTGTAAGCATAGAAAGTAATGGATACCCTTCCGTAGCAGCCGGAATATACCTCGCTCTGGTCAAGGATCGGCTGTACCTGTCTGTCCACGATCTGAGGGGCCTGTTTGCTGTTGGCATTTAAGAACATGCTGTCCGCATATGCCTCGTCTTCAGGTCTGTCGATGTCACCGTCTCTGAGCGGAGTCTTCAGGTTCGCCGGGATCTTACCGCCCCACTTGCCTTTTCCCTCGTCCTTAGCGATCTCGATTGCCTTCTTGATCTTGGCGATGGTTTCCTTATCATTCTTGTCGATGATGCAGGATACGGAATACTTCGGCTCGCTTCCGTTGATGGAATCCGGCTCCCACAGGTGTGCATAGCTGAGTCTGCAAGGTACGATTACTTTTGTTAAATTAGCTGTTGTCATAATTTAGTCCTCCTTAAAATCCGCTTCTGCGGTTGCTGTTTTAACTGCTTCTCTTTTATCTGAATCCGGCACCAGTGTCACCTTGCCGTCAGGCTTGTACACCAGTGAACCAAGAATTTCATTAAATTTCTTTTTACCCATCAGCCTTTCCATCTCGGTAATGCCGATCAGGCTCTTTTTATAGATGTCCGTGTATCCGGCTTTCTGTGCTGCCTCTGCCACTTCATCTTCATCCGTATATTTACGGTTGCTTCTTCCCAGAACGAGCTTGTATCCCGGCCATTCCTTGTGGTTGACCACCGCCTCATTCTGTGCATAGGTGTAAACTTCTTCTGCCCATTTCTTCAGGGCATCTGCCTTGGAAAGAACCTCTGCAATTTCCTCATCCGACATAAGGGCCGGCTCGGCAAATTCCATCTGTGCAAGTTTTAAATATTCCTCTGCCCTTGCACGGCATGTAAATCTTGCCTTGCAGAATCGGCAGTGGTCTCCGGCTTTAAACTCTCCCTCGCCTGAAAGAGCCTTTGCTGCTCCCGGTTCAAGAACGTCCTTTCCCCATGCAAGCAATTCCCCGGCTGATATCTCCCAGGTGGAAAAATGCTCGATTCTCGGCTGGACAATGGTAAGCTCCACTGTGTCGATCTCATATAAGAAACCAAGTATGTCCAACACTCCCAGTCCGTAGATCATAAGCTGGACATTCTGTTCTGCATCGACCACCACACCCTTGCCGAGCTTCAGATCGATAATATGGATCTTATGGGAATCGACCACCACCATATCTGCAGTACCAAAACATCCTTCGATCCTGTGTGCCAGGCTGACCTTCAGCTCCACTCCGATGAATGGTTCATCACAGTCCTTCCTTGCCTGTTCAATCTGGGTGATGTTATATTCCACGTAATCATCCACGGCTTCGAGCAGTTCATCCGAATAATAATCAGATACAGGTCTTTTAGTCCTTTTCTTCAGATACTTATTGATGAGGTACTCTGCCATCGCATGTCCGACACTCCCTTCTGCTGCGAAGGGAGATTCTTCATCCGGGAACTGCTCCTCCAACAGTAATGATGGAGGGCATTCCAGACGTCTTTTGCCGGACGATGGGGAGAACCTTGCGTGTCCGCCCATTAGAGCACCTGCGCTTTCTCATACAGTTCCGGCAGTTTCTCATCAGGAACGTCTGACAGCTTCTGGAATCCGAACTGCTCGATCAGATTCTTAACTTCCGATGTCTTTCCTGCTCTGGACTTTTCCGCAAGGAACGCACGGACCGTCTTTCTGTCCACTGTTTTCTTCTCTGGGGCAGCTTCATCCTTCGGTGTATCTTCCACAGGAGTTTCCTTCTTTTCTGCCTTCTTCACAGGTTTCTCCTCTTTCTTTGGTGTATCCTTCTGTGCTGCAACCATCTTTCTGATTCCTGCAGCAATCTGCTCGTAGCCCTCGGCCACTAATAACAATGCCTCACTCATGGCGTTCTCTCCTTTCAAATGCGTGCCAGCTTCACATCACCTGTGTACACATCGATCTTGTTTACGCTGGACTTATACTTTCCCCAATCCATCAGAATATGGAACGGATACTCCTTTACTACAGTTGCTCTCTTCTTTTTCTTTCCGGCAGTGATCATAAGGCGGTCACCCGGATATAGTCCGTAACGGACATTGACTGCTGACATGGCGGACCTCCTACTTCAACACCTTCAGATTTCTGATGATGCCCTTGTATCTGGCATCCGCACGTTCATCCACAGGTATGGTCCTGACATTCACTGGATTGAAATCTGTATCATAAAGCCTTACAGGCTTCCTTGTTTCTTTTGCATGGTCGAGTTCAAACTTCATGCCTTCCGTGATGTCGAAACCGAACACATACACCTCATCGCACATATCCATGAGTTCAAGACCCATTGCGATGCCTGTCATTCTCTCGTTTGGGATATTGTCATCGAGGAATGATGGGAAATAGAGATGTGGTACGATTGGAACGTCACCTGACATGGCAGTGATCCTTGCGTAGCTCACTGCATTCTTTTTGTTTTCCTCGACTCTGCCCCGATAAGGGCTGCAGATAAAAATTTTCTTTTTCATAATAAAATCATCCTTTCACATTCGGCTCTCATGGCCGTGGGTACTCGTCAATAATGTTCTACAAAGCAAAATCACGGAGGATGCTGTTCATTACCTCAAGGTCGTCACCCTGAAGTGTTGACTGCAGTTTCTTTAACAGTTCCTGCTGTTTTGGTTTTAGGTAATTGCGACCGACATAATATCCGTCTGCCACTTTTACACCTCCACCGTATCTGCCTCGGACTGTTTCGATTGGGTAAGCGAGAGACAGCTCTTCGATATCGTTTTTTATAGTCCGGACTGAAACGCCAAATTCAAATGCCAGGTTGTCGATCTTGTCCTGTCTTCTCTGACAGAGGACCTTAAGAATCGCTTCCCTGCGTTCGCTTGGCGTCATGCTTTTCTTTGCCATCTCTCGCTCACCTCCTCTCTGTTCTCTTGCTTTGTGACTAAAGAATAATTTTTAAAGGTGCAGACTTTTTGCACGATTAAAAATAAATTTCAAATATTTTTTCAGAAGCACCAAAACTTCATTTTTTATCCTCACTTACTTATTCTCCTTGCCATTTCATTTATTTCGCAAAATATAATCAGGCGAATGGAGAATATATAAAGGGGACTTTATCATCATTAACGTTTTGTTATCAGCAGCATAAAAAATGATCTGCTTAACCAACCTAATAATTTCTGACCGATTTATCTTGATACAAAATTTAAAATAGCCATTCGTGTTTCATAATCTGACGTGTATTTTTATCCTTCTGTGTAATGTAGAAACAACTCACGGTTTCAAAAACAATCTCAAAAAAGGACAAAAAAATAGCCAGGGCACATTATCACGGGAAACAAGAAATTTCTTATTTCCTCTGATAATCTGCTCTGGCTATGTGGTAACTGCTTATAGCGTTCCTAAGTGCTCAGTCAGCAAATCAATTATTTATTGCATAGTTTATATGCATTTTTACATCGTGTGTTTGGCACTGCTGTCATAGCATCATAATCCACTAACAGCAATCCTGGACATTTGGGGCATCCTACAGATGCTTTCCCTGAACTTCCTTCATAGGCTATGATTTTTCCTTTGTGACAGATTGGGCATCGAATTGCGCCCTTTATTTTTTCCGTTACTATTGCCACTGTGATCCACCTCCTAGTTGAACGGTAATTCATCATCCGTGCAGGCATTCATGTAAGCGGAGATTATGCTCTTCTGCTCACTGTTGAGATTTACATCTGCTTCATGCCTTTCTATACAGTTAATAAGTTCATTTATATATGGTTCAAGCGACTGTCCCTTTCCAAGCGTTGAGCATATAGGGATCAACCGTCCTTCCTCCATACCGTGTTCATACTCCTGTTCTGGCTGTTCCAGAATGATCTCTGTATATGGAGTTGCACCTTCGTCTTTGGTATTACAGAACAGGTTCATGATATATATCTTACCAAATTCGAGCATATCTCCTTCAAAACAGTCTGCGAATATTCCGACAGGGTCAGTTGTGAAATCTGAATCATAAGAATATTGTTCTAGTTTTGTTTGCCCCATAAAGTCTGGTACAAACAATGGATGCTGCTTTTCTCCACTCTTTACCTTTTCATAATACTCTTTCGGAATACGTTTCCACTCGATATTATGTAGGTCTGTGTCCTTTTTCATTTTATCCAGTACCCTGATAAGCTGGAAAAGATTGTCATTGGAACGTCCAAAATCTCCGCCTACAAGCATGTCTACACTTGTTCCCAGTTTCTGTGCCAGTTTCCATATCAGATCAATACCTGGCATTGATTCGTTATCTGCCTTTGACATCTTGGAAAGATATCCTGTACTGATTCCTATCGAGTTCTCCAACTCTCCAATTTTTATGTTTTTATCTTTTATTAATGTGTTAATGTTGTTCATCAGTCGTGCTCTGTCAAATTCCATGTTGAGACCTCCTATCTATGCAACTATTATATCGCATTTTCATTATATGTCAAGTCGTATGCTTTAATATGATTATTCTCCAATTTAATATACTATATTTGAATTATTTTTCCGTATGCTCCAACTCTTATCTTTTTGTAGAATTATATTCGTCAACCCATTGGTTGACACGATATTTATAATAGAAGCACCCCTTTTCGAGGTGCTTATGCTTACAGTGAGATAACACTACTCGGATAACCAATTGTAAAAAGCGTTTTCTGTTTAACTGGTGACTTTGCAAAATCTAATCCCAGCTGTTTAATTCTAATCTTTGCTGACTCTGATGATACATTAAAGATTTCTGCCACTTCTGCTGCCAGCATTTCCAGCTCAAATCCCGGAAACTCTTCTCTGAGTCTTTTTCTTAATTCTTTATCACCACAGACCTGTCTCATTGCAGTTCTCGGCATAAGAATCGCTGCACTGAAATATTTAGCCTGATGTTCAAGCCAGTCATGATCTGAACATAACTGTTTGCGACCATTGCTCTGCGCTGCTTCCCCGCCTTCTATGTCTGTTTTTCTACAGGCAGTTGATGTCTGTTCCAGATTATCGAACAGAACCAACTGATTTGGGTTTCTGTAAAAATATGACTGCTGATAAATCCAGTGTCCTGATTCGTGCCCCATCGTTGAACGGAAGCGGTGCTCGTCCGTCAGCAATGTGTTATCGATCATGACCGTTCCCCTTCCGGCAAATATATATTCTGCACGTTTTGCATCTGCATCATATACCGGAACCTTGTTGCTGTCATTGAAGACCATTCTTCCAAGAATGAGTCCGCAATGAGTCAGATTATTATACTCTGGTGTCAATCCCAGATAGAACTCTGCGAATTCCTCAATATTAACTTCTTTAGGATTGTTCAGTACATCCGGATCAAAATCTCGGATGAACATTTCTGCATCTGATTCAATATCCTCATGGGATAAAATGGGAACACCATTACTTCTGCATCTAAACTGTGGTTCATACATAGGCTGCTACTACCCCTTTCGAGCTCTTAATTCGTCAAGAAGTACCTGCCACTCTGCCTCCCCTGCTCCTGTTTCTTTAGATAATCTCAGTGCCTCAAGCACATAAGGATTTGATGCATAATCGACACAATCCTGTGGTATTAACACATCATTCGATGTTCTTGCTTCCGCTGCCATATCATAAAGTGTATAAGTCTGGGTTTCAGATAACATGAGGAATTTTGCCAGTTTCTCAATTCTCTCATTTGTCAGGGTACTTTTTCTACCCTTCTCCACTTCACTTAGGAATTGTGGAGATACTTCGATTGCTTTTGCTGTTTCTCTTAGTGATTTTCTTTTCTCTTTGCGTATCGTTTCAATATACTTTCCAAAACTTACCTTTTCGTTTTCATTCATACTATTCAACCGCACTTTCTAATTAATTTTAATATTCATTCTTATACATTGGTTTTCTTTACACTTTATTTGATTTAATGTGCGTCATCCATATTAATTATAATAATTTGGTAAGCTACATTTGGCATTGTAGAATGCTGTGTCAACTGTCAACTGAACGGTTGACACTATTAATATATCAAAAGGGGGTATTACTGTCAACCCCCTTCTGCGAATTTACATTTCAATGCCAGTAATCGTATGGAGAGTTAGCTTTTTTCTGAACCTTTTCTCCAAGCAGCGTTGCTTCTGCCTGTTCTTTTGTTGGAAAAATTCTGCCTTCTCTTAACTGGATGCCACCGCCTTCATCAAATCGTAATATGTAAAAATCACCGCTTCTTCTGACCACGGTTGCCTTACGGATTATACGGTTGCTCTCAATGAAGAAAACTTCTGTACCTGTTTCGTATGTCAT